CACTTGCATGTAAGGAAAATATCATGGCCCAAACCACATTCTCAGGCCCAGTCCGTTCGGACAACGGCTTCCAAATCCCCGTCGTTACTACTGCCAATTTGCCAGCTTTTGCTAGCGTAGCCGCAGGCACGGCCTACATCGTTTCTGATAATGGCGCAGGCGACGACGAGTTCTGTATTGTTATCTCTACAGGCGCTGCTTGGGTTACCGCTGTTGGCGCGGCTCTTAGTTAATTAGCTCACCCCAACAGCGGGGTTTTATTGTTTTAAGGAGCTAAATTATGGGTATGCAATCTGATATTCTGGCAAGCCAAGTCCGTACGGATGATGGTGCGCTAAACAACCAAGCAGGCGGTGCTATTGGCCGCTGCCGCGTGCGTAGTATTCGTATCGTTCCAGCCGCAGGTGCAGGCTCAGTCGTATTTAAAGACGGTGGAGCAAGTGGCGCAACTAAGCTGACTCTCAACACGATTGCTAGCGCAACATCAGCAGATTACACGCTGATACCCGACCAAGGCCTGTTGTTTCAGTCCGGTGTCTATGTAGATGTGACTACCGTTGCATCGGTAATGGTCTTCTACTCATAGTATGGCTAAGAGCGCAGCATGGACGCGCAAAGAGGGCAAGGACCCAAAGGGCGGCCTGAACGCCAAAGGGCGAGCCTCTTACAACAAGGCCAACCCGGGAAAACCCGGGTTAAAAGCCCCAGCGCCAAAACCAAAGACGGACAAGGACGCAGCACGGCGAAAGTCCTTCTGCGCCAGAATGTCGGGCATGAAGTCGAAGCTGACGAGTGCCAAGACCGCCAAAGACCCGAACAGTCGTATAAACAAGAGCCTTAAGGCTTGGAATTGCTAACATGAACATATCCGACTCAACCAAAACCGTGGTGGATTTCGCGTCTGTTTTTACTGTGTTAGGAACACTTGTGGATTTCTTACCCGCCGTGGCCGCCTGTTTTACCATTGTGTGGACGCTTATTCGCATCTGGGAAACCGAGACCGTTCAAAAACTCTTCCGTAAAAAGGAAACATTATGATGAAGTACAAAGACGGGGGCATCTTCCAAGACCGCGACGGTATGAAGGCCCCACAAGACATTGATGGCGGCTCTGCAAAACCTAAGAAGCCAAAGAAGAAACCCTCACGCACAAAGCTGCCTCCACTGCGCCCCGGTCAAATAGACATGCCCTCGGACCCCGATGACGGCTCTGTCGGTATGAAACATGGTGGTAAAGTCAAAGGTATGCACCGTATGCCCGATGGCAAGATGATGAAGAACAGCGCCCACGACGACATGAAAAAAGACGCGCCGATGATGAAAAAAGTGGCGGCTAAGGCTGTCAAAGGGCATGAGAAGCGCATGCACAAAAGCATGGCCTCTGGTGGTTCAGTTCGTGGTGATGGATGTGCCCAACGCGGTAAAACTAAAGGCGCGATGCGCTAAGGAATATTAATATGTCTAAGTTTGGTGATGAGTTCAAAGCAGCCCGCGCAGCAGGCAAAAAAACTTTTATGTTTAACGGTAAGTCGTACACGACTAGAACCGCCGACGACAATAAACGTGACGCCGCAGCTAAAGATAAGTCCGCAGCAGCAAAGGGGGTGACGTTTAAACCTGTAACGGATAGCGACATCGCCCGAGCTAAAGACGCTGTAAAACGCCCAACCAGCGGCCCTAAGACAAACCCCGGTCAGGTGCAGCAGCCCTCCGCCAAAATTGCAATGGATAAAGCGGAAGCTCTCGCGCGTGAGGAAAAAGCTGCAGCCGCGGCCGCGAGGACGAAGAAAGCTAAAGCCGACATGGAAGACACGAAAGCTCGGATGAGCGCAAGGCGTGAAGAAAAGGGCGGGTTTAAACTATTTCCAAAAATGGCCTCTGGTGGCGCAGTAAAAGCCAAAGGTATGGGTATGGCTCGTGGCAGTAAAGCCTGCAAGGTGCGCTGATATGAAAGGCTCACGGGGAATGGGTTGTATGATGGAGTCTAAGCAGCCCAAACCTGTGGCTATGAAAGAAGGCGGCACTGCCACTAAGACATCTCCTGAGAAATGGGAGCGAGCCAAAGCCACCGCTAAAGCGCGTATGGGCGGCAAGCACTCTGCAAGGGCTATGCAACTGGCTACTAAAATCTACAAGGACGGCGGTGGCGGCTACGAGGGCAAAAAGTCCAGCACCAACAAGCTGTCCAAGTGGGGCAAGGAAGACTGGGGCACAAAGTCAGGTAAGAACTCTACAGAGGGCCCCAAAGCGACAGGTGAACGGTATCTACCTAAGAAGGCTCGTGAGGGCTTGAGCAGTAAAGAATACGCGGCTACAACCCGTGCTAAGCGGGAAGGTACGGCAAAGGGCAAACAGTTTGTTTCCCAGCCTAAGAAAATAGCCAAAAAGACAGCAGGGTTTAGAGCATGACAACATCAGGCACCACATCGTTTAACTTAGACCTCACCGACTTGGTGGAGGAGGCGTTTGAGCGAGCTGGTGCCGAGATGCGTACTGGCTACGACTTGCGCACAGCGCGTCGTTCATTAAACTTGATGTTTACAGACTGGGCCAACCGCGGCATCAACATGTGGACTATAGAGTCGGGCGAGATTGCACTGACCCCCGGCACCGGCACATACAACCTACCTTCAGATACCGTAGACCTAATAGAGCACGTTATCCGCACAGGCGCAGGTAACACAGCCACACAGGCGGACTTGTCGGTATCTCGTATTAGCGTTTCTACCTACGCGTCGCTCCCTAACAAACTGTCCACAGGCCGCCCGATTCAAGTCTACATCGATCGTATTGCTCCAGTACCCACAGTCAATCTTTGGCCCGTGCCAGACACTGCGCAACCCTATACGTTGGTTTACTGGCGCTTGCGCCGTATCCAAGACGCAGGGGAAGGCGTTAACACTATGGATGTCCCATTCCGTTTCTTAAATTGCATGGTTGCGGGTTTGGCGTTCATGCTTTCTATGAAGGTGCCCGGCGGTATGGATCGCTTGATGGTATTAAAGCAGCAGTACGACGAGGCATGGGAGTTGGCCGCAACAGAGGACCGTGATAAGTCATCTAGCCGCTTTGTGCCGCGCTACATGTCTATTGGGTAAGTATGAGCAGTAAGTTCGCGTCAGGTAAGCATGCCATATCGGAATGTGACCGGTGTGGGCAGCGGTACAAGTTACAGGCGTTGAAAGAGCTTATTGTTCGTACGCGCAAAACAAACGTTATGGTGTGTCCAGAGTGTTGGGAGAAAGATCACCCACAGAACATGCAGGGTATGTACCCTGTGGAGGACCCACAAGGCCTTCGCAACCCCCGCACAGATAAGTCTCTTGCACCCACTGGTGGGGATTTTAGCTCACGTGGTATTCAGTGGGGGTGGAACCCAGTTGGTGGGGCCCGAGGGTTTACAGTTGTAGAGACGCCAAATGACTTGGCACCGCTAGGTATTGTTGGTACAGTCACAGTAGTGATAACTTGAAGGAATTACGATGAAAAAGCAAGCTCAAGCCGTTTACAGACAGCCTAAACCAGTCCCCGTCCCACAGACTGCGGGTTACCCCGAAAAAGGCATTAAGACTACGGGCGTTAAAATCCGCGGTACAGGCGCAGCCACTAAAGGCACGATGGCTCGCGGCCCGATGGCGTAAGCGGAGTTTAGTATGACGTATGACGAGTTGAAAGCCAATATCCAAGATATTACGGAGAATACGTTCACCGAGGATCAACTCGCCATGTTCACGCAGCAGTGTGAGCAGAAAATATACAACGCCGTACAAATACCAGCGTTGCGTAAAAACTCAACGGGTAACTTAACTACGGCTAACAAGTATTTGAGCACCCCATCAGACTTCTTGTACACGTTCTCTTTGGCGGTTGTGGACGGCAGTGGCAACTATGAATACTTGCTGAATAAGGATGTGAACTTCATCCGCGCCGCCTACCCCAACCCAACGTCTACGGGCTTGCCCAAGCACTACGCTTACTTTGACGACAACACCATCATCTTAGGACCTACACCCGATTCGACTTATGAGGTGGAGCTACACTACGGCTACTACCCCGAGTCTATTGTGACTGCGGGAACGACGTGGCTTGGTGAGGAGTTCGACTCCGCGTTGCTTAACGGGGCTTTGATTGAGGCTATTCGCTTCATGAAGGGTGAGGCTGATATGGTTAAGCTATACGTAGAGATGTTTACCGCATCAATGT